GCGGCCTTCATGGAGGCAAAGGAGCCGGTCAGGGTGGTGGTGGCCTCCCTGGCCGTGGTGCCGGTGATGTCCAGCTCGGTCTGGATGACATGGATGGCGCTGTACATGTCGGCCAGATTGCCCAGATCATACTTCACGCCGGAGATCTTCTCGGCGTCCTTCAGCAGGCGCTGCATCTCAGCCTGCGTGCCGCCGTAGCCGATGCGGAGGTTGTCCAGCATGGTATAGTTCTGCTTCGCAAAGCCCTGATAGGCGTTCTGGATGTCCTGCATCGAGGAACCCATCTTGTTTGCGTTGTCAGACATATCCACCATCGCCATGTTGGCCAGCTGCGCCGCCGCGTCGGTGTCCCGACTGACGCTGGAGAGCAGGCTGGCCGCGAAGCTGGTTGTGGACTCCATGGAGTCGTTGGCCGAAAGTCCGGCGGTCTTGTAGGCCTGTGCGGCGTAGGTCTTGACCTTGTCGGCGCTGTCCTTGAACAGCGTTTCGATGCCGCCGAGGCTCTGCTGGAGAGCACCGCCCGCGTTGACCGAGTCGGAGATCATCTTCCCGATGGCGGCAGTGCCCAGCACCGTTTTGATGGTGCCGACCAGCTTGCCGGTGAAGAGCTGTCCGGCAGACTCACCGGCGCGGGCGCTTTCGCCGCCCAGCTCTTCGGCGATGCTGTCCTTGATGCCCTTGGCCGAGGGTACGATCTGGACATAAGCTTTGCCGAGTTCAATGCCGTCTGCCATGTTCAACCTCCTTTCACAGCGGCAAGTGCCGCCTCAAAATCTTCCGGGCTGTCGAAGCTCTGCACATTGCCGGCGTCACCTGTATCGGGATCGGTGAGGGCGGCAAGGATGGAGTCGGGCGGGCGGCTGCCGGGGCAGCCGATGAGCCGCCATTCGATGCGATGCAGAGCATCCACCGCGGCGGCATCCATCAGAGTCTTTTCCGGCAGCTTCTGCCCGGCCAGATGCATCATGCATCGGCTGTCCGGCGGCAGACCGGCGGCCAGCGTGGCCGTCAAACGCACCGGCAGGCTGCGCCAGTCCAGCACATGGTAAAACTGAGCAAAATCGCAGATAAGCTTGTCTTTCCCCTCATCCGATGCGATCAGACCGGAGAGGAGGAAGAGTTTTTTCCGGCGCGGAAGGATTCCATCAGCTCGCCGAGAGCGTTGCTCAGGGCAACGACCGGCACGCGGCCGTCCTCGGTGCGCAGGTGGTCATAGAGCTTCTTTGCCTGCGCCTTGCCCATCAGCAGGCGGATGGTGCGGCCCAGAGACAGGACGTCGGAGTCCTGCACCGCGGCCAGCGCGTCCAGAAGCTCCACATTGTCCAGCGCTTCTTCGCTGAGTTCGACAGCAAAGCCGTCCTTGGTTTCAGCAGTGATCATGCCTTGACCTCCTTAGCTTCTTTGGCGGCCTGCGTCTCTGCGCCGGCTGCGACGATGTACTCATAGTGGGTGTTGCCATGCTCATCAGGTACAGCGGTCAGAGTGGTGTTGTAGCCCACCGCGCCGTTGGAGTAGGTGATGTCGCCCACGGCAGAAACGGCAGCGTCCGGGATGACGATGCGCTTGGCTGCATTGTTTTTCATCACCATGTCGATGACCCAGCAGCAGTCCTGCTGTTCATCGCTGTTGGCCTTGACGGTGATGCCGGTCTCCAGTGTGCCGGTGACGTTCTTGTCGCCATACACCGACTTGAGCACGGCCGGGTTCAGCGCCTCCAGCAGGGTATAGGCGAAGGTGTCCGGCTTCTCGGTCTGCTGGGTCAGCACGGTGTCGCCGCCCCATGCGGTGGTGTTCTCGCTGGAGGGCGAATTGGAGTTGGTCAGGCCGTCGCTGGAGATGTAGCCCAGAGACTCAAAAGCCTTGTCCAGCTCACTCTTGGCGTCGGTGGGCAGAGGCGTACCCAGCGGGGCGCGGTGGACCGCGCCGCCGACCTTGGGCTTTGCGGCGGTGACGTTCTTTGCGTTTGCCATAAGGAAAAGCTCCTTTCAGAGAGTCAGTAATGCACCAGCTCGAAAACCGCCTGATAGCGGGGCAGCTTCCGGGTGGTGTCGGGAAAATCGTAGTCGGTGACCAGCTTGCAGCTGACCACCTCGGGCAGGGTGTCGGCATCCAGCATGGCCTGCACGACATGGTGGTTGAGCTGGGCCGCGCTGAACTTGCTCTTTCCGTAGGACTGCACGGCCAGCGTGGCGTGGAAAAGCCCCTCGTCGTGGTCGGAGCCGGTCTTGTCCAGTACAACAAAATTGCCGGAGGGCTCCTCCGGCACGGACAGATAGCAGGGGAAACCGCTTTCCCGCAGATAATTGAGGATGATTTCTTCGATCATTTCTTTCTCTGGTAACTCCTCACGGTGATAACTCTGCCGTCCTTCAGGTGGCGCTTATGCTCGTGGACTACGGCACCGGTACGGCTGGAAGATACAGCTTTCAACAAAGTGTTGTTTGCAGAATTGTCATTGTAAGCTTCCGGCGTTGCAGTTTCTACTACAGCCACAGCGCGAGTCTGTGCCACATAGGAGTCGTACCCGTCGCCGCAGCGGCCTTTTACGGTGTCAGCTCGGTCTTTCAGTACGGCTTGCATCTCAGGGGAACGCATGAGGGTACGGACACCCTCACGGTTGAGCTCAAAGTGAAAATCATTCATACCGCTCCACCTGTACTTTCTTATCCCAGTCCAGAGGCGTGAGCTGGGTGATGTATTGCTGCGCGCCGTTCAGGACGCGCCATCTCTTCCCGAAAAACTCCACAGCGCAGCCCTCCCATTTGTGAGTGTCGGCCTTGGGGATGCAAAGCTCATAAACCAGATGACGCCCGGAAAGCTGCAGCTCTGTGGGCGATGCCGCAGAGTCAACAGGCGTAATGAGCAGATTTTCGACTGTGACCGGCGTTTCGGCGTAGACGGGTTCGTGAAATGCATCCTCACCGGTCTTGGTGCGCTCGTAAAGCGTGACCGGGATGCCCTTAATCAGAGCTGCCATACAGCTCGATCACCCCCATCCGCTGGCGGCGCAGCCCCAGCCGGGCCAGCTCAGACTTCTTGATGAACAGGCCGCCGCCGGGAACGAGAAAGGAGCCGGAGGCGGAATAGCCGCCTGCGGCCTGCGTCAGCTGGGTCATCGGCTCCTGATCGGTGCTGGTCATCAGCGCCCGCGCAGCCACATCGACCGCGACGCTCTTGGCCACCAGAGCCAGTGCAGAGTCCGAAGCGACCAGTGCGGGCAGGTCCTTGCCCACCTTGCGGGCCTCAACATCAAGGCTGGCTGAGATGACCTCCAGCAGAGGGCCGGCGCGGGCCTGCTCTGCCTCCGTCATGGGCCTCCAGAGGGTGGTCATGTCGTCCACGGTGGCGTAGGTCATACCGTCGCCCTGCCTTTCCGCTTGGACTTGGCAGCGGGAGGGTCGGCCCCGGTGTCGGCCTCGGACGTGGCGTCCGGCGCGGCATCTGCCCTGTCAGGTTCCCAGTCGCCGCCGGAGATGAGGCAGTCCGTTTCGATAACAGCGCCGGTCTTTTTGTTGCGATACAGCATGGTCATGTCCTCCTTACTCGCCGGCCTTGATGTGGGCGAAGGCAGACGGGTCGAGGATGCCCCAGCCGATGTAGGCCTCACCGCGCAGATAGACCTGATTGTGGCCCTTCAGGTCGCCCAGCTGAGTATCATTGTCGGGGTTGCCGTAGCGGATGACCTCGATGGGGATCTCCTTGGCATAGCCCCACTTGAAGCAGTTGACGAAATCGCCCACAAGGGCGCGGTCGAGGCTGGAGCCGGAGGACAGGTTGGAGGTGGACTCCACCCGCAGGCCGTTCACCTCGCCGGGATTTGCGCCCCATGCCAGCTGGGGGTAAAGCTTTGCGCCGTCGGCGGTGGTCTGCTTGGCCAGAGCGGACTTGAAGGCCGGGGCCAGCACCATGCCGGTGACGTCCCGGTCTGCGCCCTGCACCAGCGCGATGGCGGCCTCAATGTTCTCATCGGGCTTGTCGCCGGAGGAGATGGTCACAGCCTGCGTCACCTTGGAGTCGAAGTGATTGGTGCCGATGACGGAGGAGGCCGTGCCGGTGCGGGGATTGACGCCGTGGAAGGCCATCAGGTCGAGGCCCTTGGCGACTTTCTTGGCGAAGCCGTCGGCAAAGGCGCTCATGTAGTCCAGCTGCGCGTCCTCGGAGGCGTAGAGAAACTCGTCGGAGATGCGGGCACCGTACTCGATCTTGATGGGGACGATGGTGATGGGATCGACGGTCAGACCGCCCTTGGTCTTGGCACCGTTCTCTGCCACGATGTCCACCTCCTTGTCGAGGGAGAAGGTGAACTCCTTGACGCCGTTGAAGGGGATGGGGGTGGCGCTGCACAGCTTGGCCAGCGCAGAGGCACCGGTGGTCTTCTTGATAAAGTCGGGGATCAGCTCCTCGGGGAACAGGGAGCCTTTGCTCAGAATGTCTGCCATGTGTTATTCTCCTTTGCTCATCAGGTCGTTGGTGAAGGCGCGCAGGGCATCGCGGCGGCTGCTGCCGCCTGCGGGCTCGGTGCTGCGCGGGGGCGATTTGGGGGTCTGGGGCTTGAGCAGCTTGGCGAGAGACTGGGCATCCTTGCGGATGGCGTCCTCGTTCTCACCGGTAAGCCGCTGGGAGAGGTCGAAGGGGATGCCGACCTCGTGGGCGATGCGGGTCTTGAGCTCCGACATCTCAAAGGCATGGATGCGGGAGGCATAGTCGGCATTCTGCGCCTTGAGGTCGTCGTAGTCGGCGAAGGGAGCCAGACGGTCGGCAACGGCGGCGTCGAATGCCTCCTGCGTGGTGATGGGTTCAAATTCTGCCATGAGAAAACCTCCATTCTGACAGATGCATATAAAAAACAGGGCGGAGGCCCTGCTTCGGCGTAGTTAATAGCTGGTGCGCTGGCGGCGTTTCTCCTTGCCCTCGGAGCATTGCCAGCAGGCGAGGATGATGCTGTCCAGCAGTTCGATATGGCCTCCCTCGGTCAAGGAACGGTAGCCGAAGCCGCCGTTGGTGCCGATGGCCCGCTTTTCGCAGTTGGAAGCCACCTGCACAAGGCTTGGCTGTCCGGCGTGGCAGAGCGATTTCGCAAACAGTGCCTGCTCAAAGGCGGCGTTGGCAGTGATGATCTGCTTGACGGTAGGAAGGACGGGCGCTTTGAGATGGGCGGCTTTCATGGCGTCGGCCAGGAGCTGCTGCCCGCTGGCACCGTCCACCGCCACAGCAGCGAACTGGGCCTTGCTCAGAAAATCCAAAAGCCACCCACTGCCTGCCCGGGTGGGGCGGCAGTCGATGGCTTCCACGAAGATTTTGTTGTCGGCAGTCCGGACGGCGATGGAGAGCGCTGCACTGGCCCCGTCCGGGCTGAACTTGATGCCCGCATAAAGCCTGCCCTTCAGCTCGGGCAGGGCGGCGACCTTCAGCTCCTCCCATTCGGCTTTGCTGATAGCCGATTTCTGGTTATACCGCAGCCAGAGGCCGAGGCGCTGGATGTTGAAGTCAATGGGGTCGGAGCCGATCTCGTCGGTGATGCTGCGCTCGGTAAAGATGGTACCCAGACTGGGATTCGTCTCGTACCATGCAGCCACATCATGGGGGTCGGTCTGCTGCTCCACGCTCCATTCGGCCCAGCCGGTGTTCTGCGTTTCGCCCTGCAGGGC